ACCACGTAGATAGTCAACACCAGTAACTCTGGATACCTGTTCTCTATCTATAGGCTTGTTTGCCTTAGCATCAGACTCTCCTTGTTTGACTGCTGATTTAATCATACCCTCAATATTAAATGGCATCGTCATTCTCCCAATCAGCATCCAATTGTGCTGTGTGCAATGCAAATTCTAGTGGAACTGCTATACCTTTGTTCATAGCCATTTGTGCTAGTTCTGCCATTCTAACATCATCTAGTCTTGCTATTTGTTCTACGATTTGTTCTACGCTCATGTATTATCTCCATCTCTATATTTAATTCTCGATTTGTCAAACATTCGATTTGCCTGTCTTTGCATAGACTTTTCGATTTGTTTGTCAAACCACCTAAAGAACCATTGTCTTAATTTACCCATTAAAAGTCTCCTGGTGCTACTTGGCACACGGTCAATCCTTTAGTTCTCCACATATCAACGACCTGTTGTCTATCATCAAATGCCATTTGTGGGTCGAATCCTTGAGCTCTCATCTGGTCTAACATATCAGATTTTACAACGTCGTCTGACCTGTAATCATCATCAGCTCTCATAAAAATCGCATCAAAAGCCAACCCTTGCTTCATAAGTTGTTGCACTGTGGTTGCTCTCTGTGAGATGTTTCTGCCTGAGCTAATAATAATTCTGTGACCTTTGGCTTTCAAAGACTTCGCAATAGCGAACACATCAACCTTAGGGGTGTCCTGGCTAGTAGCATCTTTAAACGCTTTCCAGTCTTTTTTCTGAGAGCCATCAACGAACTTCCTTCTATGTTGGATGTCCATTAAGGTTCCGTCTACGTCAAAAATTATGTCCATTTGTTTACTCATATGCTAATTCTACTATCAATTGTGCTAAATGTCAAGCATTTTATAGCCTTTCTTTACCTTTAAAGTATCTTATATAAGGCTTATCAAAGTCTACTGATACTTGTATAATATCCCCTACATCATCTCGGGTTAAGTCATAATACATACCTTTAGATATCTCAGTAGAATCCTGTGGCAATTCGCCTGTATATCTAGTTAGGTCTCCGAGACTATTTGAAAGATATATTCCAGGTGTATCAAAGTGTAGGTGAGTAACGATGTCTAGGTTATAGTCATTGTTTATATCTGCTACTTGATAAAAGTTAAAGTAATCTTCTTCTATAATATTGTATTCTTTTATATCTAATACATTGTTAGTAGTCTCAATAAAAACAAGTTCTTGATATAAGGGCAACTCTGTCTCGCTGTATGTTACATTGGGGTCGTAGTTTTCAATCAATCTACCTGCTAATTTGCCTACAGCAGTGGTTTCAAATACTTGAAACGTATCAAAGCCTGCCCCTATTAGAGTTTTGCCTTTCCATTCTATCATTTTTACAGGAGACTCTTGTCCGTTCCACGTAATAATATTAACTAGAGTGTAATCTAATTCTAAGTAATCTAATGTGTCTCCTGCCTGTGTAATAAGCCTAACACCTTCAGAATAATCTATTATATTATCCCCTACGTATTTGAATGTAAGTCCAGACACATCAGGATGTTCCACGGGCTGTGAGTTTACGAATGATTGTGTAAGTCCACAGAAGCCTGCGAACGTAACTTTATTGTCTATAATATCTACTGCGTGTCCCCAATCAGGCTCACCTAACTCTACAATGTCATAGCTTGTGCTGTTTGATAGTAACACTACAGGTTTAGCAGCCAAATCATTACAGCTATTATATTTTTTGCCGTCCTCATAGTTGACCGCAAATGCTATATCCTCTATGCCATCGTTATTTAAATCTCCTTTAGCATACTTCCTTGTAGTTTTCCTTAATGATATTTCTTTTTCTATTCTCCAATTACCATAGTCGTTTGTATAAAATACAAGTAGGTCTGATGTGTCTGTTCTTGTGCTGTCCCAATCGTTCCAATAATAATGTGCTACAATATCTGTATAACCATCATTATTATAATCAACAGGAATAACTAAAGACGTAAAGGCACCTGTTATGCTTGTTGTTGTTTGTGGTAAATCAATAGGAGAAGCCCATTGGGGTTGGGGTGTAGGAGTGGGAGGTGGTGTGGGTGTAACGGGTGTATCACTACTACCACCACCGCCACCACAGGCAGTTAAAAAGATAACTGCCAAGCACATTAACTTCTTCATGCAACCTCTGCTCTAAGTTGCGGGTCGTCTTGGTCAAACCAACCACTAGCCGTTTTGTATTGTTGGGCGAAGTGTGACCTTTCGCCATTAGGAAGTGGGACCCATTGCTGAGCTCTACTGATAATCTTAGGGTTCCAGTAGCACTCGTCATCTGGTGTGTGGTGTGTTCTGCAATGCCACGTGCCGTTCTTCTTGTAGAACTCTACTGGAATCTCCCAGCTTTCGCATATTGGACCTTGCCCATCATTAGCAATATCTCTAACTTCCCAGTCAATGATATACTCTTGGGAGCCATCGCTCTCATAGCTAATGAAGTTGTCGAGCTCGTCCACGATTCCTGGGACATCGTTCAGGTCAATACCATCAACGAAATAAGTCTCGCCACCTTTGAACTTCCAATACTGAGGACACTCTCCCTTGCCATCCCAATCATGGGCTCCATAGTTCTCTTTATATTGGGTGTTAATTACTAATGTTTGCATTATATTTCCTATATTATTGTTTAACATACCACTATTATAGGACATTTAGAGAGCTGTGTCAAGCATTATAAATAAATAAATTACATTAATTATTATGCAAAGAGCGACCAAATTTTTCTTATTTAAGACTACTGGCTGGAAGGAAGAGTTCTGGGTAGTAGACAATAATAACATTCAACTAGTTCCAAAGCCGAGAGAGCTTATCATACAGAACTCTAGAGTGGAGTCCATCCGCGAACACATAATCACACAGAACAAAGACAATCTAACTATCGTAGACAAATGCCGAGACAGAACAGACTGGCATACGCCTGAAGGTAGAGAGATAATGAGGCAAAAGAAACTAGGTAAGAATCATCCAGCTGTAAAGAATGGTAGGTCACAAGAGTTTAGGGATAAGGTATCTAAAACAATGACAGGAACCAGGCAGGGTGAGTTTAATCCGATGTATGGTCGTAAGCACAATCCAGAAACAATAGAAAAGATTAGACTAGCTGCCTACAAGCGTAATAAAAAGATGTGGATATGTAATCCTGATGGTATGTATTTTGTGGATGCTGACAAACCTATCCCAGAAGGATATCAAAAGGGTCGCTTCTTTGACCCATATCGTGTTGATGTTCTAAAAGATTAATCTTCTGTCAGAGTTCTTAAAGGAACGGTTTTCATTAACTTTTCGACCTCTTTTAATAGGTCTCTGTAATGAGCAATTTTCTCTAACTCTTTCTCCACAGTTTCTAAATGGTCTATGTGTTCAGCCACTCCTGTTGGATGTTTAAAATGTATTTCTAGATTTGTTTGATGAGTAGTGATTAATGCTCTATACTTTTCTGCCAATGCAGCTAATATCATATGTCTCATTTTTTCTTCCTAGTTGTTTTCTTTTTAGGTTTTACGTATTCTTTAATACCAAGGTCTTTTAGTAGAGGTTCCAAAGGGTATACATCTAATAATTTTCTATCTTTAATAGATGTTAATAGTTTAGCTTCCTTATGGTGTAACCCTTCTAATATCTGTAGCCAGTTCATTTCCCTTTTCCATTGTGGGACTTTACTAAGATTACTATTAGGGTCTGTAAATGTAGATATTCTACGCCATTCCATTTGAATAGTTGTATCACCCATTCCATCTGGCATATCCTCTGCCAATTTAGCTGTGGTAGGCATACCCTCTGGCAATCCCCACTCTACTAATTCAGCACCAACTCCCCATCTTACTAATTGAACTACGGTTTGGTTACCAGATGCCCACTCTTTTAGTCTTTCTATTTGTTCTTTTTTGTCTTTGCCTTCAAAGACATAATCAAACCCTTCGTTTGCTTGTCTAAATTTACGAGCCATCGTTTACCTTCACTATTCTTTTAATTGTTGTCGTATCACCATAATCATTTGGGTCTACTTTACTGTAAGTTCTTTCGATTGTTTCTTCAGTAAGCCAACCATCTACGATTCTTTGTGTAATGATTTTTCTTGTTAGAACATTACTGGTATCTTCTTCGTTATTTGGAAAGGCCTTTGTAAATGGGCCTTGTTTAATTTTTACCACGTTTTCCATAATTAAAAGTCCTCCACGACATCAATCATATTTTTCATACGATATTTAATAAAGTAACTAAGCAGTTGTGATTTGTCCTGCCCTTGTTGTTTTTCATAACTATTTATAATGTTCTGCTTTATCTCATCTGGTGTTTTTGCCAAATCAACAAGCTCACTATTTCTATTATAGTTAGCTGCCATATCACCTGTTACCCATATATCAGGTTGTTTTGTTTTCCACTCATCTAACAAAACTTTCCTAATAGGCTTTTGTCTTTTACCCTCAACAAAAGTATCATCGGCTGATAGTATGTTAGGTATACCGTCACCTTTATCACCTTTAATAATATGTTCCATAAGTATTTGTTCAGGGCTACAATCTATTTTAACCCAACCTTTCTTCATAGGACTAAATTGTTTAACGTTAGGAAACTTTTGTAACTGTCTAAAGTCATGGTCACTACTTAGAATTAAAAATGGCTCGGGCTCTACGTCATCAAATAGGCCTACAGTTTCTCCTTGTGTTTGTGAATATTCTGCAAGTGTGCCTATAACATCATCGGCTTCTGCACCTTCGACATCAATAACAGGATAAGGAAAATACTCATCTAGTTCCTGTCGTATAGCATGTAAAGCCTCAAATATGCTATGCCAATCATATCCACTATCCTCACGTGCTTTCTTACGTGCTGCTTTATAATATGGGTATGCAGTTCGTCTCCAATAATATCTGTTATCACAGGCGATTACAATTTCTCCATACTCATTGCCAAACTTCTTTTTGTAAGAACGTATAGCATTTATAATCATGTGCCTAAGTAATGGCACATTTACTTCGATGTCAGTTCTACCTCTTGTCTCAGCCATAAAGGTAGAGATGGCGGTTTGGTTAAAGTCTACTAATATCATGTTACCCTAACCTTACCCACTCTAGGATTTAAGCCCATGTCTCTAAGTTCGTCCTCAGTTTCACCTTCCCATATTTTTTCTATATCAGGATAATAAACGTGCCTTTGTCTTTTAGGTGAACCGTCATCGTGAAATGCCATTGCTACACAATTCCAAGTCATTTTGTTTTGCCTGTGTTCTCCCCAATAGCTATCAACCCAATCACCTGACCTTAAATACTGTTCCATATGTTTTATGTAACCTTGTATTGAGGCAGCTTTAGCAATAGAACCTTTTACGTTGGCTCGTATTTCTTGCCTACATCCTGATAGTTCTTCTTTCTGGGATTTAATCCAATTTCTAACTTTGTCAAAGGCTAGCATATCATCTTCATCTTTTGCTAAGACAAAAGGATGTATATTCTTGTATTGAGGTGGGTTTTCTTTAGCTCTCTTTTCTCTAGCTTTTGCTAGTCTTTCGATTGCTGCCTGTTTTTGCTCCTCAGACATAGGTTTTCTTGGACGTCTAATCTTTTTCCTTTCATAGACACCGGGGTCTTGTTGATTTCGTTTTGCCATTTAAGGTCTCCTTTTAGTTTCATATACTATATAGTAACTTCTTGGAGGCCCGTTGTCAAGTTCTAGATGACCGTTTTTTCTCATATCTAACGCCAACCATATGATATCTCGGAGTTTTACCGTAATTTACCGCAGTATGAAACAAAGATGTATTGACTTCGTAAGCATGCCCGACTGGCATATGATGATATTTAATAGTTGTTTTAATTCCGTCCGATGGTATGTCCTTAACGTAACAAAAGAATGACTCTGGGTTTGTTTGTATTGGTATATGTATTCGTTTATTAATAAGCGTAGAGTTTAAGTTTTTATGTGGGGCATCTGTATGTATTGGATAAGTTGTGTAAGGATTAATCTTTAGTAGACGCCATCTATAATACTGGTCAAACCGTTGTATAAGGTCGCCCATGTAGGTGCCCTCTAAACCTTTATTGAGTTGACTAAAATGTCTCTCAATATTTTTAGCCTCTAAGGCTTTGTCATCATGGTGGGCACGATATTTTTCCCACATAACATTCTTGCCACTTACATGCCAATCATCCTCGCCCCCTAAACCAGTAAGCGATATGTGATTAAAATCTGCAAAATTATAAGCATCTAAGAAGTCAACTAAATCCTTTTGTAGTCGAGGGATACTTATATCAGATGTTAGGATTTTAAATAGTTGTCTCATTATTTAATTATTAGACTGGTTATGAAAAGTAATACAAATATGGAACCTAAAAAGGCAAGTGCTAATAAGGATGCTGTTAATAATATGTTGGATGGAGTTGGATTAAACTTTTCTTCTTTACCAGACCCTATGAGTAATTTAGCAATATGAGTAAATCGCATTAGAATAATTTAGAGTTTAGCCAAAAGAAAAGCATCATCATGCTAATGCAACCTATTTGAACTAGGGCTGGAATAACTACGAACATTATCATAACTTCAAAGTCTCCTTTCATAAAGAAGTCTTCTTCAAACCATTCCTGCTGTTGCTTCGGTGTGGCTTCTGTATATTTTTGTTTAGACAAGGTGTTGCTCTCTAGATTTTTTAGCAGTATGCTGTTCACCGCTTTTTGTTTTGTATGGTTGTGTTATACCTTTTGTTCCTACATCGCCCTTAATAATATTAATAAAGGCAAACGTATACAATGCTATAATAGTAGGTATAATAACAAACATTAATATTACTCCGTCCATTTTGTTTTCTCTCTTATGTATTTCTTTTTAGGTGAATGGACTTTTGTTATTCCATGTTTAGGAGTAATCTTTCTGGCAATAGGACGTGCCAACTTTTCTTTTAGTTGTGCTAATGTCATACGCTTTGTTCCTTTTTTCGCCATTTTAAATTCTCTGCTACTTCCTCAAATGTTTTATCGTAAACTGTTATTTTTAAAATTAATCTTGGTTCATTTCCGTTCTGAACTGAATGTAAAACACCACTATTTATTAATCCTTGTTTGTAGTAATATTCAACATTGTCTATTGTAATTGGTGCAGGTTTATCTGTCAAGACAAAATTTAACGTAACGGTCGAACCATAATCTATATGCGGTGGGAGTAATATATTAGGCCCTTGCCAATAGAAACTTGTTTTTACCTTTTCAAAACCAAAATCATTTACAATCTTCTCAATATAAGGTGATGTCCACCTGGCTATATCCCATCCTTCTACTGCTCGATTATCATACCTATCATCTGTATATGTTTCTTTTATTGCACTAGCTTCCTCAGCATCCTGTAGAATTTGCTTTAGGTCAAGTGGGTAATCAGTATGTATTAAATTACTTAGCATATTTTATTTTACAGTAAGGCACCGTGCCCATCTTGTGTTTATTTTTATTATGTAAGTCCTCATAAATTTTTATAACTTCACGCTCTCTATCTGTTGATGGTGTTTCGCCTGCCATTGCTTTTTCTAACTCTTGATATGTAGCACCTATTTGTTCTTCATCGTTTCTTCTGTCGTCCCAAAGTCCATCACTTGGTGGTGCTACTTGAACACTTTCGGGTATGTTACCAAATACTTCCTTAGCCATTATGTAGACTTCTGTTTTTGTAAGGTCAGCAATAGGACTTATATCTACTCCGCCGTCGCCATACTTTGTAAAGAACCCTATACCAAAGTCTTCTACTTTATTGCCTGTGCCTGCTACCAAGTAACCTAAGTCCTGTGCCACTTGATACAATGCAGTCATTCTTATTCTTGACTTTGTATTGGCAAATGCTAACTCATTGTCAAATTCATAAAACTTGTTTTGAAACTCCATAAAAATACGTATAAGATTAATCTCTTTAAATGTAACGTTCTCGTAAATGGATTCTAGTTGCTCACCGACAGCGTAGGCTCGTTCTCGTTCACTGCCTTGTTCCTTTATGGGTAAGTATAACAGTTGAACAGGTTTGTCAGTCATCGCGATTAGATTAGCTGTAAGAGCAGAGTCTATACCGCCTGATATGCCTACTACAAACCCTTTATGACCTGATTCTTCTATGTAATCTTTAGACCATCTTATAATTTGTTTTGCTACTTTGCTTGGCTTAATTCTATCGTATTTTGTTTTCATCAAATTGTATACTCACTCCGCATCCACAGGCTGATTGTTCCTTTGGATTAATAATTTTAAATTGTTCATTCAAACCTAATTGTTCCCATGCTATAGTGGAACCTTCAATGTATGGCTTTGACATTGGGTCTATCGCAAATTTTATTTTATTGTAATCTACAATATAATCTGAATCAGTAGCCTCATCAAATTTAAAAATATACTCAAAACCAGCACACCCACCACCAGTAACACCCACACGGATAATACTTCTGCCATCATCCTGCGATTTCTGAATCGCTTTAGCCAATGCTTCATCTGTTACCTCTATCATTTATTTCTCTTTTTGTCGATTAACCAGGCTAAGTCTCCTTTCTTTATAGCCCTTTTTATGTCTCCATATTTTACAGACACCCAGTCCTCATTCTGTGTTGTAACAAAATCATCAGTTTTAGACATAACATTAGCTGCATCGTCAACTGCACTAGGTGGGTCTGGATATGAAAATCCTAATTCTTCTTCTTTCACTACTTCTACTGCATCATCTGAAAAATTAGTAAAACTTATTATTTCTCCCTTGCGTTCTAACCATGCCTTATTGGCTGCTATGACCAATAAAATAGCAAGTGGGTCAAAAAC